GGCTCAGCATAACGCTGAGCCCCCTCTCTCAATAAGTATAATATTTAAATCTTTTATTTTGTTTAAACGCTATTTTTGCTCGGATAGCCTGGATTAATCCATCAGCATAAAATTCTAGTCGATATTTTTTATTATCTTCTAGAAAATCAATGCCTTCTCCTATTTTCTTCCAGTCTCTTCCGTACTTAATCGTTTTAACAATATATTGTCTTGCCATAAATATATTCCTCCTTTCTTCGTTAAAGGGATTGATTTTTACGCGTTTTCGCATACAAATAAAAAATAGGACACCATTTCGGTTTTCACGGGCTTCGTTTCCTAAAACCAAGCTACATATCAATAGTAGCCCTACTCCCCCGCTCGGAAGGCATGGTGGATAGTCTCTATAGGTTCATTTCAAAAAAAATTAAAAGCCCTAGTATATTTCAACCAGGGCTTTAATCTCATTTAGTAATATCGTATCCTCTTCTAGCGTAAATATTAACAAGTTTCATTACATGCTTCTTATTAAATTCCTCTGCTTGTTCATCGCTTCTCAAACCTAAAGCGTGTAAAGCATTATGAATATCAATTAAATTCGCATAATAATGAGTTGCCATAATAAGTACCATCTTTTCGATTGACATGATAATCACTCCTTTCATTATAGGCACTGCATTTTTCGCGAATATATATTTTTGAAATGTTTCCCCACTAGTCATGCTTGAAATATAAAAAAAAAGAAATAGAATAAGTTTTCGTCCGTAGCCAGAGCTGTGCCCAACGCTTCACACAGTAGTTTGCCTCTATCATTCACGTAAACGCAATGATGACATAGACGACCACGCCTCTTGTTTCGTTTAACTACCTAATTCGGGCACCCGTTACCCGAAAAGACTGACATACTGGTTTTTGTATGCTATTTTTATTCTATTTCATTATATGATATGTAATTCTCGCGTGCCCCTCTTAAAACTTTCCAAAGAATTCTTCCAAATCGAACCATTTCTCCTCGATAATATTACCGATCTTGGTTACCGTAGAACCAAAGCCGTTATCCTCGAAGCGAATATACTTTCCAGGAAGGTCCTCCCACTTATCCACACCGACTACCTCCAAAATCTTAGATATCGCTTCCATGGACTCAGCTCGGAACACTCTTGTCTGAGTAGCAGAATTGAATTCATCAAGCCAACATCCTCCGATGCCACAATCGAAACCGTCTGCACTAATATAAATCATGAATGTCATAATTCCATGATTTTCTCGTCCAAGCATTGTGGAACGGATTTTTGCATTTTTAATTTTCATGGTTTCTCCCTTCTATCGCAGCAAATTCCATATAATAATTAACACCATTGGTCGACCCGACAAGCCTCATCTCAGTCGCTTCTTTAGAAATACATCGATGTCTTTCATCGGTTGTATGAGAGCATTCAGGAAATGAGCATATACTTCTTCAGACATCTGCTTTTTCCTCCTTTCCCGTAATCAGCTCACTGTACGGCAGGCTCTCAATCCAGTCGCAGAAACTATTCCATTCATCAAGTTTATGCCCTTTACGAGATTTATAGATATTCGCCAGAACCTCGTAGTTCAGCATGACGGTGCGTCGCTGGTTGTAAGAGCTCGGCAGGAGCTGGATCATCTGCCACCAATAATCCTTTTTTACACCGATTTTTACAGCTTCAGGATTCAAATAGTCCTCTCGATACTTATTTAATAGATCAATAATTTCTTTAAGAACATTCAAAGATGTATGGTTCATATGCTCACAACTAAAATCCTCCAGCGTGAATTCCTTATCCGCAATCTTATGCATAGTCGAGCAAGAGTTCGCAACAGTTCCAACCTTGTAGGTATCGAACTCCTTCCACCAATATAGTGGAGCCGTAATGTCAAGGTACACAGTAATCATCCGCATGAACTTACGATGGTCTGTACCGGCTTTACTAAGACGAGTCATGAGATCGAGGTCATTCGGACCAACCAGAAAATAATTTGGCGAATTGCACAGCTTATATACCTCACAATTGTCACAATTATTGAGTAAGTAAGACGTACATGTATCACATCTGCTGGCAAGAATTGGTCTATAGTTACTATCGCTATTCTCCCAAGAGTTCATCGGATTGCGCATGCCTCTAATAGCAGCATCCCAGCCCATAACTTCGGTGTTTTCAATTTTAATCATTGCTTTTCTCCTTTACTTAGTTGTCAGAACTACACGAGTCGTATCAGTGAAATATGTAACACCGTCGATTACAACTTGGATTTGATCTCCGTCGTCATAATCCTTCCAAGATGAAACCTTACCTTCAACACATTTGCCGTTAGGAAGTTCCACATAGGCATAAGTGTATTTGTATGTAGTGTCGATGATTTGCTTGTTGCATCCGGTCATGATAAATGTCATACCAATTACAAGGATAATAGCCGTGAGTTTTTTCATACAATTTCTCCTTTTATTTTGATGCAGAATCTTCTTTATTCGAATATTCGATTAAGTCAATATATTGGTAGTCACCAGATACGGCCCATTGCAACCACGGATCATAAACCATTACTTTACCCATTAACACATCTTCGTTAAAAGAAATGATTTGCTCATATAACAGTTCTGTTGCTACCTGATCTGAATAATTTAAATTTTCTAGCTGATAAACTAATGCGCTTCTCTTAGCTTGATATTTTTCTAAAACCGTTCCGGACAAGAAATAAGTAACCAGTATTGTGCCTCCGACAAATGCCATTGAAATAAAGAAAAATAGAAAAAGAACAGTGGTAATAACGAAAACCACATCACCGGCGTAATCCCCTGCAATTTTTGCCAATAATAAAAAACCAATACACAAAAATGCTAACAACATAAACATTTTCATAACTCATTTCTCCTTAAAATTAACAGGTTTTTGCGACTGAATATTACCGCCTTCATTCAGGCAATCATTGCAAGGGTCTTCGCTCTCCTTTCGTTTGTGGTATTTGCATTTGGGACAATATTTTTCAAAGTCAACAATTTTATACGGGTATTCCATAAATATCACCCTTCCTCAGATACTGCTTCATCGAAATTAAAGTGTTCATTCATGCATTTGGCCCGCCAGTATTCAGTCATTTTTCGCTGATGGTTAAGTTCATCGCCTCGTTTCAGGGCCTTTGCTTCCCAATCCCGGGCATCTCTCGTTTTAATCTCCAGGGCTTTATGCAGTTTACCATTTTCAAGAATCTTATTTCCGGCATTTAGTCCAATGGTCGTCATGGCTGCCGTAAACCCGATAACAAAACCCGTTAATACTTCAATCATTATTTTTCCTCTTTTCTTTTATAGAAACTACAAATATTATCATCCGAGATATAGATGTCAAGCATCCAGTAAATTGACTTTTTAAAACTGCATTTTCCAAAATGGATCAAATCAGGATAATCCTTTATTGGATTAAAGTATTCACAATCTTTGCACGAAGCTTTCATAATTTCTCCTCATAAAAATAGGGTATTTATTATTTTTGGTGGGATTCCTTTACCAGATGAATACGAATTTTCGTTTGTGTCGTAATATCCATCTTTCAATCTACTAAGTAGCCATTTTTAGCGTATTGTTTAAACGTATCATCCAACTGCATATTGAAACGCTCGCCGATGTCAGCGTCCTTGAATTTACGGATTTTGGCGAGAGCCTTGGCGTAATTGATGTCATGTCCCTCTCCATAGTGCCACAAATCAGGATGACTTCCACCCCAATTCATAGAACCGTTGTTGAAAGCTAAACACTCGTGCAAAGGGAAATCACGCGTATTATGCACGATATTAAAGCAGCTTAAATAATTGTTGCCATGGGAAAAACCAGTCGATTGGCGCATCATAAAAGCACCACCGCACACTGGCACATAACATTTAACTGAGTTGTAGCTTCGTTCTCCGTCTTGATTCCAAGTTTCGATGGTAATAAGTACGCCGGAATTCAGATTCGCCCATACATCAAAGATATTGTCTTTATCAATGTCTTCTTTGTATTCATGTGCAAAACCGAGCTCCTGTAAAATACGAGTCAGTTCTTCATACGGAACAGCCTCTACTTCACCAGTTTTTTCGTTGTATTCCTCGTAGAAGTCATAAGGAACATTCTTCATCATGGCGAGAATGTAGTTTTCTCTGTTTTCAAAGGAAACCACTTTGCCATATCCTACATGAAGGCTCTTCCAATTTTTGATGATAATAACCTTCCCGTACTCATTATAAGAAATGAGCTTACCATTCTTTTTTGACCTCCGGATACGGTAGACGTTATCTGCGCTGATTCCACTCAGGTCAATAGTATTGTTCATATTCATGATTCTTACCTCACTTCGTTTGTGTCGTAATATCCATCATCAACTGGGAAAATCGACAGGCGCAACAAACATCCATATGCCTGTGATACATATAAAATTAAGTGATTTTATTCAAATCACCAAATTTCGTAAATACCAAAAAATAAAGACTCTATGTTTTTATAGAGCCTTTATTAGCGTTAAAAGATTTTAACTCCTGAAACAGCACAATAATTTTTGAAATCTACGTAATGTGCATAGTCATCATGTTTAAGCGTGTACTCTAAATCTCGTTTTAAGTTTTTTCGATTATTAACAGCATAAACATGCTCAACATCCGGGAATCGTCCCCTCAATGTAATCGCAGTATTTATGATATTTTTAATCGAGATATCTTCCTCATTCAAGAAATACCAGCACAAGATTTTATAATTCTTATGCACACCAGCAAATCCATACAAATAAACCTGTTTCATATAAGGTCACTCCTTTCACTATAGGGTATGACTATTTCGCGTAGGAGCGATAATCTGTCATTTCATTAAAATCTTTCTTTTCTTTAAGGCATTTCGCAATCCTAATATCAATCGGAGAACGACTCTTTAGATGATAATAGAATAAATCTTTATAAGGAGTATTCATTCGATCTATCCTCCCCCGTGCCTGCTCTGTAATTTTGTAACTATAATTCTGACTAAAAAATATCATCGTGTCAGTTTTTGTGCAGTTCCAACCCTCGCAAGATGCATATTGGACTAGATACACCCATTTATCACCGCTGGGGATCGATTCATGCTTATGACCGTTATACTGAGCAATTATTTTATCCCCATAATCAAGACCTAAAAGTACATTTAATTCAGGGTCAAAATTATAAAATATAATCGCTCTATCGTGTTTTTTTAAGACTTCAAGCAGCGTATCGAATCGCGATTGGTCACAGTTTACAAGTCTTCTTGTAATATAATAGAGTTCGGCCACATTAACGATAGGAGCATCCGTGTAAGGATTCCATCGATTTTTCCAAATAGTTTTGTACTTATATTTATCGTAGTCACAATAAATATCAACATGATGGCTAACGGTATTTCGTTCAAAATCCATCGGCACCAAAATGCTTCGTCGGTATCGATTTAATATTTCGGTATTAACATAATGGTCAATTTTCGGAAATTGTACTCTTCCATCATAAACGATATGCTTATTGGAAAAATCGGTTTTATTTTTATAAAATCCATTCGCGATGAATACCGGAATATAATCACTATAACTATCTCCCGGTGTTGCGCTAAGAACAATCCATTCGTTTTTTCTGGCAATTTTCAGGAATGATTTTACCCAAGCCCCATATCCGGTAACATGGTTTTCATCAAAAATAAAGAAAGCACCGTAGATATTTTGATACTTTTTAATGTTGTTCCAACTATCGATTACTACTACATTAGAATATAAATTCGTTTCAGAATCTGTCGAAAGAAGGAAGGGCGCTAATTCTTTTTCCCATTCTAGCGTATTTCGTTTGTGCGCCGTTGTTATAATATAAAGATTTTTAATTCCAATATCATCTATCGGCATATAGTCAGTTTCTCCGGTTATACTGGAAATATCACCACCATTTTGCAGGTAGTAGTAACTTAATGCTGTAATGCTTTTGCCAGAACCAACGCCACCGCAAAGGATGCAGCCATTCTTCATTTTTGATAGAGCTTTTAATTGATAATCTCGAAGCCGTATCATTTTGGCACCTTCCCGGTAATAAATTTATGCGTATTCACAACAGCAACATATCCTTCGTCAGGAAGCGTTGCTTTCGGACCATACCAAATCCAAAGGGTTCCGAAAGATTCAGCAAATCCATCTTCCTTTTTGAATTTATCTAAGTATTCGGCTTCGTAATAAGAGCGGATATTCTCAAACACCGATTTAGATACTTCAACCGCTTTGCAATCAAAAAGAGTATTTTCAGCATAAACTTTCTCGCCAAACCCCAATTGTTTAGCCAGAAATTCATAGAATGCGGTGATACCGCAAAAGCATTCATCGGATTCCATTTTTACTTTTACTTTATATTTTGGGGTTTCAAATGTAACTTTAGACATTAATTATCATCTCCAATCAGAAATAGAGCCAATACGAATAGTGCCGCAAAAAGTAATATAAACATTTTGGGAACGAATTTAATAACCAAAACGAAGAATGCCGTCATCGCCGGTAAAACAATGCAAATAATAAATAGTATTGCAAGAATTAAACAACCCAAGAATTTCTTCATACAGGTTTCTCCTTCAGTAATTCATCTGCTTTATGGAGCATAACCCTCATGCGCCATACGTCGTTAAAAAACATCGGCATAAACCAATAATTATCCAGTTTATCTCCCGTTTTTATCGGGTCAGTAAGGCTATTTCCGATTTTTATGTAACCGGCAGCCCCAATGATTGAAAGCTGAATATACGCCATAAGTCCAGCAATCGTGTCAATATCCTGACCAACGACAAGAGTGTGATTCTGCCAGATAATGCGCTCATTTTTGAGTTCATCCGCAATATTCCAGCATTTAGCAATTAATAATGCACCCGATCCGCAGCATTCATCGCAAACGCCAACATAGCCTTTTTCATCAATAATCTTCTTAACGTCTCCTCCAGTTAGCATTGCCATTAGCTGACAGACCGAGTAAGGCGTAAAGACTTGACCTTTAGTGTTATCTCCAAAATCCATCATCATAAAAAGCTCTCCAAGCACATCCTGCCGTGGATTTTTCGTGATTTCGAGCCATAAAAGAGCCAAAAGGTCTGCAAATTTATTGATATCTTCTTTTTTATATGTTTTAATTCTGTCCATATACATCTTTTCTCGTTCTGCGTAATGAATTCCATCAACGCGATTAGATAACGAGCAAGCCGAAAGTACAATAAAGTCCTCCCAGACTTGAAAACGATGCTTATAAGGTGCCATCGAATTAAAAGTTTTTTTAAATTCTGCTTTATAGTCTTTTATTGGTTCCTTTTGTTCATAGTTCTGATTAGTTTCTTCTTTTTTAACCGGATTTGTACGAACCGGCTTCTTATTTTCACGTTTTTCCGGCACTTCCCATTTTGCAGCAGATGCTAAAACGTCCTTTAACGTGAATTTTTTCATTGCTTTCTCCTTTACTAAAAGGGCTGCTGCCGTAACAACAGGCAAATCCAGGCCATTTACCGGGGTTAATCCCCCAGCACCCTTAATGTCAGACGATTATGGTAGAGTATTTAGAACGGAAGTTTCGAAAGCTCAGTGCCCTGATCGTCAGATTCATAGTCGGCATATTTCTGAGAGAATCGATTTTCTGCCAGAACGATGTACGCTTCTTTAATACGAGCCGAATAGCACATCTTTTCATCAGGCTGCCCCTCGTGCATCAGAGTAGGACGGCCAAGGATCTCAAGGTCAGCGCTAATAATGTCAGCCGTATCGAGCATTGCGAGGGATTCTGCATTCAGTTTCCGTTTCTTATTGCTTACAATTACCCAAATATCAGGCATACTATCGTCATATACCTTAATTTTGAGCTTCAGAGTATAGTATTCCGGCTCAGTAACGTCCGGATTACGACTCATAACCGGTTTAACCAGCCAGCCTTCGCTAATCAGCTGTTCGGCAAGGTCAAAATCGTCAATGCGAATTGTACAGAAACGGCTACCCTGGGCATTAAATCGGCTCGCACGGCCACCAAAGTTACGCCAACCACCAGGAAGAATGGTGGTGTTTTCAATGCTGATATGGCCCCAAGGCATTTTCTTTTCGTTCATCATAATAAATATCTCCTTTAAATTAATAAATTACATGAAACAGACTAAGTGGCATTCCTTTTCCAGATAAATCTTTTACACCAACACTGAACATAAACGGATACATCATCGGAGCAATTCGATTGGTATAATCATTTTCTTCAATAGGACTTTTACCATAAGTCAGTTGATAGTAACGGTTTACTTTGTTCCATTTTTCATTTTCATTTGTAATAAGATCTTTAAGCTCTCCGGTATAACGAACTCCAGTTGCCTTTCGTAAATTCTTGGTTTCAAGAATAAAGAGCTTTTCAAGTTCTCGTTTTATGGTGGGATCACGAATTTTGTACAAAAGGGTTGTCGCATCAAAAATTTGTTTGGCAGTCATCGGTATTCTCCTTTATAAAAAATAAAAGACCCAGTTTTCACTGAGCCTTTTTCGTTATAGAATCTGATAATTACGCGATAATATCGCTGTCACAGTTGCCATCAACGCACATGAAGCAATTCGCGTCGCCATATTTATCAATAGCTTCAATGGCGTCATCAACCAACTTTTGATAGTAACGTTTGTCAATACAGTCTTCTTTTTTGAATGCTCGTACCATTTCTGATTCAAGCCATCGGTAACCAGTTGTTCCGGTAACAGCATAATTTTTACCGTTTTGAACGCGATACAAAATACCACCGCCACATCCTTCTTTAATTGGACAAAATTGTCCAACTCGTCCTACAAATTTAAGATTGTGGCCTTTTGCAATATCATCAAGAAGCTCTTTTGGAATTTCTTTTCCAGCTTTTTTAATTTTTGCAGCTTCTTTTTCAAGATTTGCAACTTCTGGATATCCTTCGTTCATATCGAGGAAAATATCACCTGCTGTTACATTTTTGGTCTCGCACAAATCCTTAAATTCGATTGGTTCCTTGCTAAATAGTGTCTTAAATACATAGGGCACTGCGAATTGTGTTCCTGTAGCGGTCCATTTGTTATCTTTGGTATAAGCAACATATACAGCGTCATTTACAAGGCACATCTTTTTGTATTCGGATTCCACTTCAAAGTCATAGCCATATTTCTTACCAAACTCGATAATAAACGCTTCTGTTTCAGGACTTGGATTATCAATTTTAATCGAGTCTGTTTTAATATGAACCACATGAATACCTTTTTGTTCAAGCTGGTATTTAAGTTCTGTCATGAACAACGCACCGCGTTTTGCAACAATATTATCCACATTTCGTTCATCCCGGAACAAATTCGGAAAGTGCGCTGCGGTAAGACCATAAACCGCGTTAATTACGATTTTCAGTGCACCTGCTAAGTTCTTTAGTTCATCATCGGAAGCATCAGCATATTCTGCAAAGGCTCCGCCAAATAGTGTTTGAAGAGCTGCTTTATCCCGGTGCTTAATTGCAATACGGACATCAACCAGTTCTTTAAATCGTGCTGTATACCGATCGCCAAAGAGATTTAAGGCAATAATACTATGCGGGTGCATTGAGGCAACGTCAAACGTCTTCAAATTGTACCAGATACCATAATCGGCATAGACCTTACCCCCTTCCCCCAAAATATCACCACGATAGGTCGATTTGCCGTTCGCGAATTCGTATCCTGGAAAATGGTTCCATTCATGATAAACTCCAACGCTGTCCCCCATTTTATAGCTCATACCAGTTGCAAAATTGGTATAAACAAATTCCTTTTGAGGATTTTTATCTCCCTGGAAAATTAGTTTTCCGGTGAGCTGATTATTGGTGTCGTTGGGAGTCCCGTTTGAAATTTTAGCCAAAGAGCAGCGAGCGTGGAAGTCATCCTGAATCTTTTCATAATTAAATAGTGCTTCGGTTGCAAGTACGTCATTATCACAGTATTCGGCGACTTTAGGCCACAAATCTTCTGGCACAGGTTGGTCCCATGGAAGCCCAAGTTCCTGATGGTGAATTCCAAGAGCAATCTCCCACTTTTTCAGACTTTGCTTTTTCTTTGCAAAATCATAAATGTCGGTATAGCTCAAATTGTATGCTTCACCAAATTTGGCATTTGGGCTTTTATCCACGATGATCTTCCGTGAAAGTTCATAAATCTGTTCCGGCGTATAGCCAATCATGCAAGCATAGATCATATGATTATCGTAATCTCGGTTATTGAACCCAACCAGACGATAATGAGTAATCATCTGCTCAATTTCTGCCGGTTTTGGATTAATCATTCGAATAACTTTCTTTCCGTCACCAGCCACTTTGTAATTCACAAGGAAGAGATTCGGAAATACTTCAACATCATAAAATGCAATCGGAGCTTCTTCCCAAGGTACGGTTTCAGCGGGTTCGTCTGATTTAAAATGCATTTCATTTACCAGCGCAATACAAGCATTCGCCTGATGAGTAGAGGATAAAGCAAATGCCTGAATGTCAGGTCGTAAATCGGTCACATCATAGTGCACCCCCTGAGCGTATGCCTTATCAAGAATGTGCTTAATGTGTTGAATCGAGGGTGTTGTATTCGGATGAATTTCTTTTGCAAGATTTCGCTTGATTGTCGTTCTAATACCTTTTTCGGTCGTAACGACATTCATATCCAGCATCTTGTCGTCTCCTTTCAATGGAAGTCCCGATGAAATAGTTGCAATCGGTAGGTCGTTGCATTTAGTCAGCATTCGACGCAGACTTGCATTCCCGGTGTAGACTTTAACCTCAATATCGTCATCATAAATTCTGGAAAGTTTTGTAGGGTCACCAGAATAAATGTAGTGTAAATGAATTCCTTTTCCGGACTTAGACGTTTCAGCATAAGTTTTCGGCCATTTGCTTGCCGCTACCAAATTCTTTTCAAAACTCTTGAATCCAGATTCATCTTTAAGGTCAAAGTCAATTACAATATGATGCGCATCGGGCAATTTAACATAATGTAGCCTATGCGGGTTGAGGTCACGAAGTTTTGTCGTAACATTCGTCCATTTACTCATCGGCTTGTCGTCTGGGGTTGCATATTGTGCAGGGCAATCCGCTAAAATATCATCCAGAATCGAATGCTGTTCAGTTAATTCAATCCAGTTTTTTTCGGTAGGGAGATCTTTTTCCGCTTTCCTCCCCCCATCCTTAACAATAGTAACATTAAACTTATTTCCATCAAAATTATAGTAATAGCCTTGTGTCATGCTACCATCCTCGTTTTGATGTCGCTCTTCATAGTTTTTAAAATAATTTTTAAGTTCTTCTTTGAATTGTCGTTTTGGATATGGATAACTTACTCGTGCCTCATCACAATATTGATTATACATTTCCCATGCTGTTTTTAAGGTCGTACAATTTTCGCGATTAAAGACATAAAACGAATCCTCGACAAAATTAAAGAAGTCGTTGGATGCCCCCATCATATTAATCGGAACATAATCATCGTAATATTCTGGATCTTCCAAATAAATCTGTTTACAGTGCCAGGCAATCGCTCCAAGTTCAAAGTCCATCTTTTTGACAGCTTCATTGTATTTTCGTACCGGAACCTTGTTGCCAGTTGGCGTAACATCAATTAGTCTTCGGATAATACCCGATTTTGCATCACTGATTCGTACTGGCTTATTGGTGCCCATAAACAAAAAAGACCGAAATCGATTTGAATACGCAGATTTAAACTTCTCGTTTACAGTCATCAATTCATGTGAAACAAGAGAATTTAGTCTTGTATTATCCTCAATCCGGCTCAAATCTCCATCGTGCTGAATAGCAACCAATGGGTTTTGCTTAAAAGATTCCAGTGCAAACGCATTATTAGGATTTCCCAGCGCTTTTGCATCGAATACCGAGTAATAGCCATCAAACAATTTTTGAATCAGATTTAGTACCGTTGACTTACCAGAACCTGGAGGACCATATAGTACCTCAAATTTCTGGATATTTTTCGAATCTCCAGTAACAATTGCTCCAATCGCCCATTCAAGTTTTTTGCGTTCTTCTGGAGAATACAAAACACTCATTAGGCTGTCATATGCAGAAATATCACCTTCTTCAATCGGATAGTTTAATTTCTTTGTAGCATAATCGGATTTTTTAATTTCCTCGTTAGCAAATATCACCCGTTCGTCAAGCATCTGGTAGTTATCCCGGCATTGTCGCTGGCAGTATTTGTGCCATGCATCGATGCTGCCGGTTCTTGCATTCCACATCCACTTGACTATGATTTTATCTTCTGGATGCAGTTTTTCTACTTTATCATATTCATTCTGAAGTTCAGCATCCACCATATTAATAACGTCTTCTTCGTCCGCAGACCATAGGCCACGTTCCTCAACCCAGACAGCATAAAAATCGCTGCCTCGAATCATAAGATCTTTGGAACGTTTGATTACAAATATTGGATATACTTCCCACTCGCCTTTTTTGATCTGCTGAGACGTAACTCTCAGAAAATCAAGCATTACATTATTTTTCCTCCTCATGATGCATGCTGCACTGGCAAGACCGTTCCTCTAATTCCTGAATTTTATTCTGGAGTCGAATCTTATCGAGTTCATTTCCCATGATATAAACCGCAATAGCAAAGCCCATAAAACCGGTCAGAGTGCCATTACGCCGTACCGCTTTCGCCAGCTGATGCGTAAAATTATCATTTGCTCGCAAAGCACGAGAAATGGCATGAAAACTATTTGCAGCCTGGCGATTAAACATATCCTGATAGAAGTTCATAATAAGTTCTCCTTTAACCAATTTCGTTTAGGTACCAACACATCTGGTACCAAATTTCTACTGTTCGCATATCTTTTGGCGGATTTCGTACAAAAAATAGACCACCTTTTCCTTTTGGAGAATATCGATGGTCCATCCAACGCATTAGAATCGTATCAACAAATGCTTCATCATAATTATCGTTAATCATTCCGCCAAGGCCCAAGGTATCAATCATATTCCAAAACCAAAGGCCAGTCCGATTTCCGATATCAGTATTGCACATAATGGTCTCTTCACATCGAAGACTTAGGGCAATCATCATTTCGAGCACCGAGCAATCTCGGCAGTCAAGAGTATTTGCAATCTCAGCCTGCGTATAGCCAAGTTCGTTGCCGTATCGATACCGCAAATCGCAGCCATCCTCTGAACGGTTCGCGTCCATTGGAATATCCCAACGGAATGCTATTTCATCCAAATGTTGTAATAGTCTGGAATAACTATCATTTTTTGTAACTTTTTGCACAAGCCAATGATAATACCCATCCCGAATATCTTCTACAGTCATTCTTCCTCCCCTTTAAGGGCGACCACTGTTTCGAGCATAGCTGTCCGAGTAATTTTCTTCATCCAACAGAATTTCATAATCCGTTTTCAGTCTATCGTTTCGAACAAATACGGAATCATCTTCATATTCCCCAAAATGCCCAAGGGATTCAAAACCAATGCTTTGCTGAATCTCAGTGTCGTCCATCATTTCATTATTTTCATCAGCCACAATTTTGTCTGCATAGAATGTAAGCGTAATCTTGTCATACTCCTCAATTTCTCCAAATTCTTCGGGAGTAATAATATAAGGTTCATCGCGAGAAGGAACCGACATCGATGAATAATCGGCGTAGCCGTGTTTTTCAATTTCAGATTGAATGCTAGAGGTCTCGACCAAAGGCTTATCCTCGCGAGGTTTTTCTACCGCTTCTTTTTTACGGAATACCCGTTTTGGTTTTACACCGGCTTCTTCCATGGCAGTATCGTACTCTTTTTTAGCTTCGTCGATTGCTTCATTGGCAATTTTAGTATATTTTTTCTGGCTTAGATACCATCCAATACCACCACCAATTACCGTTCCAACCAATGCACCAATCAAGATTCCAAGTTTATTCATCATTTTCATCCTCTCGTATCGTTATGACGGTTGCTGCTAATCCTGCAAATAAGGCAGAAGTGCTCAACAGCAATCCGCCAACAATATGCCGTTTGCGTTTAGAGTCAAGAATGTAGTCAAGCATTGCAACGATGTTGTCCAGCCCGTCCATGTTTTACGTCCTTTCCGCCGGTCAATACAGCTACGCCACCAAAAAAGCAGAGACCAGCCATACCTGCAAATGCGTAAGAAACGGTTTCCAAAATCTTAGCCATAATTCTTCCTCCTCCCAGTAAATATCACCCGTTAAATCATGTCGATAATCGGGCCATCAACATTAAAGTCAAGCAGAATAGAACGTTCGGCACCATTCACAAAGTCACGATTTGCCTTGCGATAACCGTTATAAATACCGAAATCAATAAAGCCATCACACTTCGGCTTCTTCGGGTCATAAATCCAGCCTACAATCTGACCTTCACGAGTGCGGTCAATACCCAGGCAATCATAAACATCATTCAGGAACAAATAACCCTGAGCTTTCAATTTATTATTGCAGTAATTCTGCTGATTGGTCAGGAACAACAAGTTGTAATCGGCAGATTTTTCCCAGTTGGGGTTGTACTCGTCAAAGAATTTGGCATACGGAGACCAATTATTGTCAAAGGTTTCCACCAATTTCTTTTCCGTTACCTCCTCACCTTTGTCGTTTGTAGTCTTTTCCTCAATTTCTTCAAGCTTTAGACCATATTTAAATTTCTTATCGGCAGCCTCGCCGAGTTCTTTCACGACATTGGCACGATAGTTCTTAAACTCATCACTTACTGCGCAATAAGCACCAACAAGAGCAATGTGGCGCTTACGCAGGATATTGTGACCAACGCAAATCAGCGCAATAGAAGCAGCACCAACTGCAATACTCGGGCCATAAAGCTTACCGAGTTTTACGGCAGTCTGACCAATCAGAATTGCTTTATCCTTCTGAGCATCCTCTTCGCTGTAACGGTCAGCGTAAGTCGGATCAAGAGCAGTGGACTTAATCATGTCCATTTTATCGTTTGCATCGGTAATGATTTCTTCAACTTTCAGAGTTGCTTTGCATGCCATAACAGCAGCACCAATGCCACAGCCAATACCGGCAATCACCATAATTTCAGGGGACGCTTTTTTAACTTTCAGGCCGGTAACTTTAGCGGTGCGCATTACATTTTCAAAAATATTAGCGATTTTCATTTGTGTCATACTCCTTTACAAAGATGTCTTTTTTATCGTTTAAACTCAGCAGATGATTCAAATACCAAATGGCTTTCTTGATGTCTTCCTCGCCATTTTTGTGTTTTGCCCTGACAATATACTTCAGTGCATTCCCTATATCAAATGCCGCTACTCCACTGTATTCCTTCGACACCGCAGCAATAATGTCGATTGCTTCCATCCCATTAAGCTGATAATGGTCAGGATGATTCACATGTTCCAAAATATCACCCTCACTTCAATGCCTTACATCTCGGCAAATCGAGAATCCATCCATCACGATCGCGAACAGCTCTAGCGCCGGAAATATCAGTCCAGCCAAAATCGTTATCCGTTTCTCGAATCAGATCTTCTCGACCGCACATATCATACAAATCAAGTACCGTAACCCAGCCAAATTCTTCAATACTGACTTCCATGCTTTCCAAAACATTATCTGCATCCATTTTTGTTGGCAGTACGATGTCATCAATCTGGTATCCGCGACGAATTCGTGCTACAGGCGGGGTTTTGGTACTAGAGTTATCATTTCTGTCGTAATAGGAAGAATACGAGGTATAAGATACTCTCGCGTTACTACTCCGTCTTGGTTTTGCGTTAGGACCCCAGATTAAAGCCCTACCAGCATCACCAAGAAAACCAATCACACCGGAGAAGCTTTCATCCAGCATTTTCTTTGCTGCCGGAATAAAAATATTGGTGAAAATGTACTCTTCAATATCTTTTTTATTTTCCAACGCAAACAAAGATTTAATCTGCTGACCAAGAGTTTTCTTTCTGGCTGTTGCACTACCAGTAATGACTTTCTCCATTCGTGGTTTTTGCTTTGTGGTTCCGGTTTTCTCTTTATGACTATTGCCGGGAAGATTGTTATAATCCATATAGTACCTCAAAGTTTCTTAATGGTTCCAGGCAATCGGATAACTGTGTTTGGCGGAAGTCCCATTTTCTTTTTCCATCGATAAGTTAGATTACTTCGCGCCTTTTTCTCACTAATTGCCCAGGTTGTTGTTTTATAATGGCGGTCAATTACTTCATCAAATTGCAGCACCGGCCCTTCATATAAATATTCGTTCATAAACATCCTCTATTCGATTTTAATTAAAGGAATTATCGCCTTGCGCTTGGTTCCTGAAAAGAACGCTCATAATAAGATCCATAATATGGACGCTTTCTAGTGGTATCGTCATTCAAACTTTCAGAGATATATTCAAAAATAACTTTTTTCGTACGTTGCTTAATCTCATAATTGATTGCGTCTTTAACGGCATCGCTTTTCATTACAATTTTTACAAGCCCAATTCCACCGACAATGATTCCAACGGCTACACCGGCAGTAAAAGCTCCAAAAGATTTCATAATCATTCTCCTTTGTATTTATCGTGAAAATAAATTCATAATGGCATTCTCTATTCGTTCCATGCTTTCGGTTTGCCATTTTGCATAGTCGTCTACCAAAGCATTTTCACGTTTTATGCATTCATCTCTTGAAATTTTGTTTCTTTTTTCTTTCAATTTAAGAATGCAGAGCTTAATTTCCGATTTAACCCATTCAAGTTTATTACCAATTTGGGCCGCAAGATAAACGATGCAAAAATTGATTAGTTTCATAATTAGTCCCTCACAATTCTTAAGCAATAAAAATATCACCGGACAAAAAAGAAAAAAAGGAAACCCTATGTTTCCATAGAATTTCCTTTTGAGTATTCCAATTATTCTTCAGGTTCTTCCTCCTCAGATTCTTCAACAATTTCAGTCTCTTTCCAAGGGAATCGTCCAGAGTGATGTCCGTCTTTTTGTTTCAGTTTCCTCAAAGCCTCCTTGCCCTTATTAAAAGCAAATCGTCCAATTGTAATACCACCGACAATCGCCAAACCAAGCACAACGAGACCAGATTTATCATCATTCTTTTCTTCCGTAACCGGAGCAGTCTCTTCAACGATTTCCTCGTTCATAACCTTGTTTTCATCCATAGTAATAATCTCCTTTTATAAAAATAATTTTGGATTTTTACTCCATTAAATGGGCTGAATATTTCGCGTATTGTTAAAAATTGTCATAGTTGTAGTCAGGACCGTTTGCGTAACTGACTACAAGACACGGTTCGTCATTAAGGTCTTTTGCAATTCCGGTAGAAATATCAACCTTCATCAACCCACCAAAATTAAAGGACCACCCAAGGTCTTCGCCAATAGGTAGCTCTTCCAGCCCCAATTCTGTACAGAAAGTGTTAAAGCTGGCTTGACCTTCCGTATTAAGGATGGAATTCACTTCGTTTTCGGCTTTTTTAATTGTGTTGACAGAAGACCGAAAATATCTCCCGCTCACAACTTCATAGCACAGCGTGTTGCCACCGGTCGTTGAGATAATCTCTTGTTTTGAAGGAGGATTATTCTCAATTTTCTTAGCTGCTACCGTATCCTTAATTTTTTCAAATTGCTTTGGCGTTGTGAGTTCTTCAGCTGTTTCTTTAAAATCCTTCAAATTAGCTTCAGACAGTGCGTAAGCAGCAACCAATGCAGCATGTCGATGAATGCTCATGCTATTCGCACCAATCAGGCAAATAGTGGAAAGTGCTGCTGTAATAAACGCCGGTGCATAAACCTTTAAACCGGACTTTACAATTTCAATCTTTTCCGGTTTTCCTGTTTCATATAAAGATTTTCGGACCAATTCGTATTTGGGCGTTGCTTTATAAACTAGATATCCACTTGTCCAGAATCCGCAAATACCAGCAACCGTCAGGATTGTCGGCATATTTTTCTCCACTTTTTTAGAAAGATTTTTGAGCATTGTTTTGCAATTCATATCGTTCTCCTTTAAAAAGAAAAAAGAGAAAGGGCTTGTTCAGCCCTCGCTCTGTTTATTGAGTTCGTTAAACTTCTTTTCAACCAAATCGTTTACTCGTTCTTCCTCCTCCTTTTCATCGATAAATGTCTGCGCTGCTTCCAGCAACAAACCGCCGATAGTTAGGACTCCGCCAAGAATTTTCAATGTACCAAGTTTCATTAAAGTCACTCCTTTCACTTAAGGACGTGTTTATTTCGCGTTAAGATTTTTATATTTTTTCACACAATATTCTGATGCAAACCAATCTTCGTTAAAAGGCTCAAATCCGTGCTTTTTCTTAAAATATCTACAAATTGAATTCCATTTCATATTCTGATTTGCGAGAATCTTAATAAAATTCGTGCTCATACCGTGGTTCATTTCTTTTGCGATATGAATTGCTTCACGGTCCAAATCCTCTGCCAAATTTTGTCCAATTTCGTTCAGCGCTTCCGGTTTATCGGTGTATCGGCAAGCATCTATCACAGCACTCATATATTTGGCATAATATTCTTTTGATGTCATACTTAATAATCCCACTCCATTTTCGGTCTCGGTGTCACCTTATAGTCCATCACAAGAATTGGCCGCCCATTATCATCCAGCTGACCAGAAAAACTCAAATCAAGCAGATGGTCAACGGTCCAACCAATCGAATCCCCCATTTTTACCATGTTCAGTCCAAGCTGAGAGTAAAATTCGTTCTGGCTTGCAAATCCATCGCCGGAAACAATACACTGATTGATGTCATTCTGAATCCGGCGAATTGTTTCGCGGTCTGATTTGAATTTTTGCCCGCTCAAACAGTCATAGCACAAAATATCACCGTCTCCGGCCATGATTACATCGTTTTGGCGTACAGGATTTTCCTTCGCTACTTTCATTGCACTCTGGTCAACGACCTTCTGTTCATCATCACCAAGAATGGTTTCAGTTGCTTCTCGATAACGCTTAAATGCACTCTCGCTCAAAGCATATGCACTTGCAATTCCAGCCAGGCGTTTTGCGCTAATTCGGTTCGATGCTACAATGCAGGCAACAGATGCTGCGGTCATTGTAACCGTTGGAATATAGAGCTTCCACGTTTCTTTTACAACATCGAGTTTTGTCTCAGGTTCTTTTTCTCTCACAATCTCGCAAGCTTTAATCGTAGCTTTTCCACACATAACAACACTGCCGATTGCACCTGCTGCCCCACAAATTGTCAAAATCATAGGGGCATTTTTTACGATAGCTTTTTCGGCAATTTTACTAGCAGCTTTGATAGAAGCCATATTGAATTTCATGATAATATTCTCCTTTTTATAAAAAGTAAGACCCTATGTTTCCATAGAGTCTTAAAATAAACCTTAGCTTTCTTTAGATTCGTCTTCTACTTCTTCAAGACTTGCACAGTTGTTCGGGTCATAAATGATGGTTTCTTCGTCCTCGTCAACCGCTTTATGTCGATTCAGCAGTGCGCCGGCACAAACACCAGCAAGCAATGCTCCAATCACGATAAAACCAGTTTTACCAAAAGACTTCTTTTTCATTTCATCTTTCTCCTCGCAATCTTCTTCAATTTTCTTGATTACTTCAGTAGCCATAACATAATCTCCTTTCAAATTGTTAAGGTTTCCATTATATAGCTTGATTATTTCGCGTAAAAAAAATAAGAGCTATGCAAGCACCTGAATTAGAAAATATAAAAGAAAGAGCCTACGTTATTGCAGACTCAATCTTCGAAGGTCACTTCTTCATTTTATTTTCGATAGAATATTTGATTTGATTCGCTTTTGTAGCTACCATTTGCCGAACCTCTGGAATGGACAGAGCTGCAATTGCTGTGGATACCACAGGGATTACAATTTGCCCAAGCCAAAGACGTGCTTCACGACTAGCTTCAATACGTTTATAACTCATAATAAATAACCTCCTAAATTTCATTCTTCACTATAGGAGCTGATTATTTCGCGCCAAAAAGAAAAGACTCTGCGAACAGCAAAGTCTAATCTTTTTCTAACTGGTTTCTTAGAAAATCCACCGCAGGAAATTTCGAATCGCGTTTAACACCCATTTGGCACCACAAATAAATGCACCAAACAGAGCGATCAAACCCAATGCAAAAATCACCATAATCAGTAAAAATTCCATAAGTATAACCTCCTATAATTAGTTTTCATCATAGGCAATGATTATTTCGCGTGTAAAAAGCAAGAGCCTATGTTTCCATAAGCTCTATATTTTTAGCAGGGGCCAATCCCCATTAGAAGCACCGCACACGTTACAATAATCATAATAGACATAAGTAGTCCTCCTATATATTAAAACCGTGTAGTTTTATTCTTCATTATAGGAGCTGAATTTTTCGCGTGTTTTGTTGTCAGATATCTTTTCGGTCAAATACCGTTTCCCATCGTTCCTTTCTCATTGGTTTCATTCTAAGTGCCCACATAAGCTGCCGAACATTTACCGTTGGGTATAAGCCGCTTTGTTCTATTCCACTCATTTGATTGAAATACTTTTTGAATCCGGGCTGAATGTAGATCTCATCAATAAGCCATGGATCAATTTCAGTCCAATAAGTGGTCTTCGTTTCAGGGTTAAACCGCTGCTGAATCACCGCTAAACCGTAATCTTTTATTTTATAAAGAGTACATTTTGAGTATAATGGATGATTACAGGCATAGGTCTTTGCAAACATTGCTTTCCAAAAGTCTGGTTTCTCGTAATAATATCTCATAGTAAATAAAAAATCCCCCTGAACATTTTGCTCAGAGGGCATAGCGTGAAGTGTTTAATTGTTTGTGCTCAATTCCAGTAGCTTCTTGTTAATGTCTAGTTGTGCATTGATATAATATGTCGATTCCGCATCGTTCATGTTTCCATCATCAAGTGCATCAAACTTATCGCTTACTTCGGATAGTTTGGAAATGTAATCCGTGTAACTTTTCAGCATTTCCGCATCAGGAGAATCGTCGGCCTGATATTTCTCTATGAATTCTACATATGCATCCATAAACTCCATGTAAGAATCTACAGCCTCTTTAAATTCAGGCCGCATACCATCAACAAGCTCCTCATCGTTGGTATCCGAAACCGCCGTATCTGTTGATTCGGTAGAAGTGGCATCCTCGTCCTTATCCCAATTTTTAGAGTTGGAATCAGAATCGATAGAATCCACTTGAATCGAGATTTCATAATTTGATGCAAAATAATACAAAGTTAATTCTGTTTCCACATCATCATATGCTCTATAATAGGTATCCGTTTTTTCATAATCATTTTGATACCCTGCGTCTCGGCACGCTTTGATGTATGCTTTAAAATCAGATTTAGTAACCTTTCCTATAGTGCAATAGAATTCATCCTCAGATTCATAGCCCAAACTTCCCCATGTGCTTTTTGGAGTAGGCAATGTTCCACCAATGCCAAATTCTGGCCACTCAAAGTCTTCATAATAATCTGGATACTCAATCGTGCTGAAGTCAACCACTTCTTCCTCTTCAGACGAACTATCCGCTTCTTCAGAAATCGAGCTAGATGCAGTGTTACTGGTGGTATCTTTTTTCTCTTCTTTTACCATAGAACATCCAGACAACGCAATGCAAATAGCCAGAGATGCACTAATCCATGCTAGTTTTTTCATTTTCGTACTCCTTTCACCTTAGGGAACTCCTTATCATTTAGTATACACCGTCAAAAGGAAAAGCTCAAGACTCTATGTTTCCATAAAGTCTCAAGCTTTTAATTACTTTTTAAATCCGATTTTCCTAATGACATTTTTCACGAAACTCGACGTGATACAATTCGTCTTTTCGAAATTCAAACCCGTAAAGAATGTAGCAAGGACAACCGCAGTATCCACAGCATACATACCAATGCGCAAACGACGATCTTTCACTCGGGCCTCAGCTTCCTCTGCGTTAGCGTAAGCTTGATTTTCTTTCTCAGCTTTCGCACAAGCAGCATCGCTTTGGGCCTTTGTGTCTTCAATTCGCACGCGGTACAGTTTGCAGACATTATCTACAGCTTCCGTACGAGCATTCCCGTCCAGATCATTTGTTCGATTAATCTCACTCATAATCAGGTCGTTAAGTTTCGTTTCCAAAGTATCCATGAGAAATACCTCCTTAATAGTATTCATTTAAGGGCTTGATTATTTCGCGTCACCATAATTTTGTACTTTAACTGTAAGAAAAACGTTTTCGCCATCCTGCAAATTATCCATAGGGCCTAATGATTCGAGCCAGACGGTCGTATCGCCATCCCGTACGTCAATTCTGAGATAGCCCGCAATTTTTGTTTTCACTTTGCCATAGTACCAGCCGCCAACAAACCCGATTAGAAAAAATAGTACCAAACCAATACAAATTGCACCGTACATTAGCATTCTCCTTTTATTTGTGTTTTTCAGAAAATCCATCCGGGGAATTTTTCAGATATCAATATACATCTCCTTTCCGTCACCTGCGTCATGAAAATAAAAAGAAAGACCCTATGTTTCCATAGAGCCTTTATCTTACTACGTATTTACGAACTTATTAATGTTTGTTTCTTCTATTTTTTATTAAATTTTCCTTTAATTACATACCAAGCCATCATGTTATATCCCATTTTCTCAAGGAATGTTAGATTGTCATAATTATCTTGCGTTCCTTTCTTAAAAGCTGAGTTCCACATCATAGCTCCAATAAATCCAATCGGAAAACATACGAAATTTCTAATTTTCAGTAACATATAAAATCTCCTTTCGTAAGCATATAGCTTTCATTTAAGAAGATGTTATTTTCGCGTAAAAAGAAAAGACTCCATGTTTCCACAGAGCCTTCTTATTTCATACAAGCTTTTTCAGATAAGTCGTCAATCCGTCAAATCTTTTGGTTTCAACGTTTAGTAACCAAGCAGCAACTTTGTCTTTTACCAAATGCTGGTTAAATGCAAACATAATCAGCTTTTGTGTAATCAGAGAACTGTAAATTGCATACTTAATCATAAATACCTCAATTTTTCTTTCAAAAGTATTTAACATAATTTAATCTCCTTTCAAATTCAGCTTATAGCTTTCATTTAAGTGGATGATTATTTCGCGAGAAAACGAAGAGGGTATGTTTCAACCCTCAATACCAAAGATATCATTAAATTTTTGAAGATTTCTTCTTGCGTCAATAATTTTCATTGCCAAAGCAATGCTTCTATGATGTCCTATCCATATTGCTATCTCGTAAGTTTCAATAGCATATCTCACATCATATTGAAGTTTAATTCTAGTGGCATTAATTTTATCTTCGTCAAGAATATAAATCTTTCGTTTCATTTAACATCACCTCCATTATATCCAATGTTATTTTCGCGCATTACTCAAAAGCCAGAAAAACTTCCGGTAACTCTCGTAGTAATAGTCTTTAGAACAAGGAATATCATATTTGGTCCGCAGCGTAGAATAAGACACTTCCTCCGTAACCGCTTTAAAGATATAATCCGATAGTTCGGGATCGGCTTCTTTGCAAAGAGATTTAACCAGACTCATCCTCTCAAAGTAATACATCTTCGCTTCGGTCAATCGTTCGGTCGCATCGCTAATCGCCGTGCTCTTTACCCCTGTCAAATTCATGCGTGAACTTTTCTGGTATCCGTCAATTGACCGGTATTCTGTCAGCCACTCAGAGTATTGCAAACAAAAATGCTTTAACTCATAATACCGGTGCCTCGAAATCCAATATCGATTCTTCCTGCTCAAATTTGATCGAATGCTTGTGCCCATAGTAGTTACCTCCAAAATCTAATTTAAGATAGTAACTCTATTCTAGAATAAACCTTCTGCGATTTTTAGTGATTTCTGGGTTTATACTTCATATTTTCCAAAGGACTATGGGAAGCGTACATTTCCATCAAATCATCTTCATTAATATCCAAATAGGCTTTTTCGGTAATCACAACACTACTGTGGCCTAAAATCCGGCTGAGGGTATAAATATCACCGCCGCTTTTCAAGAATCGTTTTGCAAAATTATTCCTGAACATATGCGGATGAACGTTTTTGAGTCCAACCCGTGCTGCGTATTTTCTTATATTAGCTTCTAAATTATTAACTTGCAAAGCCTTTCCTTGATTCGTGCAAAACAGATAATCACTTTCGCGGTATCGGTCCTTATAGGTAATCCATCTCTTAATTGTCTTTTCCATTTGTGCCGAAAAGAATACGTATCGATCTTTCTTGCCTTTTGTATTTTCGGCTGGAAGCAAAATCGCATTTTTTCTAAAGTCAATGTCTTCCATTTTGATTAGCAAGCATTCCCCGCACCGCATACCTGTATCAATTAAAAGTTGAATGATAACCCAATCTCGGTATTCAAAGAACTTGTCCCGCTGTAGGCAGTCCAGTAGCATTTTAAAGTCTTCGTCGTCGATAAACTCAACTTCTTTTCTTTTTGTCTTAATAAAGTCGCTTCGCTTGATTGGGTTTTTTCGCAAAAATTCTTCTTCTATACACCAATTAAAGAATGCGTTCAGATTTCGTAAATAATTGTTAATACAACAAGCAGAAATCGGTTTGCCTAAATCTTTTCTATTCTCTGGATAATTGGGTTGCGTTTGATTCTTGACCGTGCAAATCGTGTATTTTCCTCTTCGCACAAGACTGTCCAGATAATTACTTATATCCACATGTCGAATGTCTTCCGTATTCTTTATTCCGATTGTTTCCAAATACATTCCAAACATTCGTAGGGTTTGATCGTAACTATGCAAAGTCCTTTGCGCTAGTCCTTTACGGTCACAATAACTCATATAAGTCTCGACATCACGTGAATACATAATAAAAAACCTCCTATATTTACTGAGCACCAGAACCCAATAAATATAAAAGGTTTGTAGGCTTAGACTCGGATTGTTCATAGGTTCGTTTTCGCAAAACCAGGCTAATTCACATCAAATAAACCTATAAACATTTCTATTTATATCGTTAGTACGATGTTTATGCCCCATTAAAATCTTATCGCTGATCATTGCGATGAACTCGCTGTTCGTGGGTTTTCCTCTCAGGTTGTGGATGGTATAGCCAAAGTAGCTGTTCAGGGTATCCACATCGCCGCGGTCCCACAAGCCGCACATATCAGGTTAAATTCTCATAACGCAGATCGTACTATTACCGGTCTAAATCTCAAACTTTTTATAACGTATTCGTAGGTTTAGTGCTCAATTATTGATAGGTTTATTATACCACAATTCGCAAATTTTACAACATGTTTCTATTCTAGAATAGAAAAAATAAAAGTCCATGTAATAATTGCGTCAAGCGTTATCTGTGGGTTCCTCAATTTATAAGGGAATATCACCCAACGCAATATTACATGGACCTAAGTTTACTTCTTTTCGCTGTTCAGAGCTTTGTTATACTGCACGGTACTAATCCCCAGAATCACCCCAAGGAATGTATCGATCGCAGTAATCGTGCCAACAATCTGTTCGCCGTAAGGCAGTCCCCATACCTGTGCAATCGCAAAATACAGGGTAGCCAAAGCCGGCAGCAGATACTGAGCAATCCACTTCAGAACATCATAGGTTTTGTTATTCATCATTTTTCATCACTCCTTTCAAGCATGCGGATAGTCGTGCATAGGCAATTGTTCAACCTGTTTCATTGCTTTCTTAGCTGTACCATTTCCTTTGTTTGCCGCATATGGTAGATAAAGATAATCATGCAGATTCTCGTATTCATCTCGCGTAATATAGCCGCGTTTTATAAATTCATCTGCCAAGCTTACAATCCTGTCATGCGCCAATCCCATCAGCAGCTTTGTTTTTGCATCGTTTTTGTCGCGGCGTGACTGTAAATAAGTCCAAAAGCCACTTGATGCCAATACACTGCAAACAATGGTTGCCACCATCTGTACCCACGATTCCATACTTTTTACCTCCCCTTACGCTATTCGATCCAGCTCGTAAGGTATGGACATCCAGGCATTCGCGCCCATTATGGAATAAGCGGTTCTAAATATCACCCATCCATAATCAGCGATTAAATTACAAACCCATTCCTCGGCTTCGATCCAATATTCAGGCCGCACCATTCGGTGAATATCACCCAACAGCCCATAAGAATATAAAGCAGCATGGCCCAACTCGTGGATAAGAACAGTCATAAACTTCTCCCCTTTTAAGCGGCCAGAAATATAAATCACCAAATCAGTTGGGTCTGTTGTCGCCAGGGTAAGTTTTCCGGTTCTATCCACAAGTTGGGTGCTGCCTGGGTTTACGATTATTATTCGCCATAAATATCCATTCATGGTAAACGTCTTCATAAACCGTTTAGACCACCCTGTATTAGGTAGTCATTTCTCCAATTAGGGCTTGCAGGTCGGCTTTCATCTGCTTACGCAGTTCCGGCTCAGCATTCCCCCAAATTTCTCGCATGGTAGCAACACTGTTTGCAATGTGTTCACGCGCGTGTTTTGTCATGTCTTCCTTATCAGTAGCACTGTTGGAATCATGATAGTGTCGTTTCGATTCTTTCCACTCCCGGTAAGGTTTGCCGTAACGGTCAATATCCCCATACCGCTCATCATCAAATCGATTTATATTTGGCGTATAACCCATACGGTATTTTCGTGGGTCAAATTCACCAGATTTCATATCATTCCACCAAGCCGGCATGTTATTATCGGTATTCCAATCGTACATGCTGGGCTCAGATACGTATCCGTAGCGATCATTGCGTTCTTTCATGGCTTTCACTACAGTTTCATAATAACAAGCCTTTGCGATATAATAATCATGCTGAGCAAGGTCCTTGATCATGTCAACAACCTTACCTGCTTCGTCTACATCCGAACTTGGCAAACCAGATGAAATGTGAGGAGCCAATTCGGTGATCAGATTTTCCCGCATTCTGCAAGTATCCTCGCAGCCATATTCTTTTTCACTCATTTCTGCTCCTCCTTTCAACAAGTTCTCCGCACAACAAATAGCGGATTTGCACTGATGATAACATCTTCAGTACCAGTATTCACAACACTTACCCGGTCATAATCGCAGCATCCGTTATACATCGGATAACTGATACTTACCTCGCCAACCGCATTCGCGGTAGCAGGCGTATATGTCATTGCCGTATTTGGTACTACTTCACCGTTCAGGGCCAAGGCCAAGGTCACAGCAGTTCCAGCAGTTGCTCCGGTCACATTCGCTTTAAAATAAATGTCGTAATTCGAACGCCGACACATTTTTACAGACCCGGTTCCCGACCGGTGGCATTCGCTGCATCCAGTTTTGCTTACATTATTAAACAAAACCGAATTACCAGTCGTAACCGTCTGTTCAGCGGTGTTGGTTAATCGCATCATATCGTTTTCCTCCCTTCAAGGAATTATCAAAAATAGGTGGGAGAACACCTTTCAGCACTCTCCCACGTTCCATTTTGATTTACAGCGCTCAACCATTGCAGCAAGTAGGCTGCTGGCAAGGCAGATTACCGGTGCTTCGGAAGGGATTGTCAACGAGATAAGCCGGAACAGCGGAGGGACGTAGCTGAGAAATCAGATACTGATTCTGTGCCTGCTGACTTGTCGCAAGGGTGCACTGATTCAACTGTGTACGCAGCTGGGCAATAATCTCATCCTTATCCGCCATCCGGTTTGCAACCATTTCGTCATGCAATGCTCGATAATTGTTGTTATCATTCTGCATAATTGCCTGTGTCTGGTTGTTGATCGCAGTCGTAATCGCGCAGGTGTCAGTTGCCATGTTATACATGATTTGTGCCTGCCCCTGCTTATTCTGGCAGCAGCAATCTGCAAGCTGGGTCTGCAAGGCATTTGCATTCTGCATAGCTGCAATATTATTCGCATTGATCGCCTGCTGCAAACCAAAGTTGCCCTGCATCATGTTCATCTGGATACCATTAAAACCGGTCTGCATACCGTTGTTCACAGCATAAAAACCGTCACACAGACCGTTCGAAATACCGTCCAGCTTAGAAATTACTGCCTGGGTGTCAAATCCACGCTGAATGTCTGCCTGAGTAGCGGTTGCTTCACGACCGTTATTTCCATAACCGCCGTAACCATAGCCACCAAAACCGCCATACATCGCCATCAGCAGAATCAGAATCCACCAACCGTTATTAAAGCCATTGCCGTCATCATTCTGGCGATTGGTAATTGCCGCAATATCAGCCAGACTCGGACCCATAGTCATACCACCATTAAACATAAAACGTTCCTCCTTCATCAAAAATTGATGTGTAAAAAAATAAATTTCAAACAGCAAAACTTCCAAAGTCATCCCCGCGCGCAAAGGGATTTCTCCATCCATTCAGCCATTTGTTGCAAAAAAATAAGACCTGTCCTATCCGGCGTCACATCATACCGGTGGTTACAGGTCTCTTTTAACATCCTTTTAAAATCTTACCCGGAAATATGGAAAAACTGTTTCGCCATCCGCATTCCCTCTTCTTTACTAATTCCGTAACTTTTCAGGATATTGTTTGCCATTTCTTCCCCACGTTCCGCATCAGCTGTCTGAATCAGAGTGGTGCACTGCTGGATCATCGGGTTATTCGGAAGATTTTGATTCTGACTCATAAAATTCATAGCAAACTGTTTTGCATCAAACATACTAAAGTTCCTCCTTTATTCGATTTTGATTTTATTTATTGGGTTCTGCCGGTTCTTCTTTCGGCAGTTCCTTTTTCTGGTAATTATTTTTGTACGGTTTTCGATAAGGTTTTTCAATCATTCGCTCAATCTTATCGAGCTGTTTTTTCAAATCCTGAATTGTCAGGTTTTCTTCAGCTTTTTCCGTAATTGCATTGGTTTCTTCCGGTACAAATTTACAGGTGCAAATCATACCATTGGAATTCCACCATTTTGCCCAAACACATTTCCAGTCAGCCTGTGGGAACAAACTCACATTTCCATCCATCGGGATATCTTGTGGTGTAATGGCGTTTTCGTTCATCACCATTTTTCCAGGAATCACCGGAACATTTATCTGACCACTGAATGGATTCTGGTATCGGTTCATCTGCGGGTTCATAATGTGTCACTCTCCCTTACCTAGTTCCGCTTGCCCTGATGTAATATTCATCTTTTACGTTACTAATTGTAACAGAATCATAGCTTACACCATCAATTGTAGTCTTTCCAACCACATTGCTTGTAACATCTGTTCCACTTGAACCTCCTCGTTTAACGGTAATGCTAACTGAGGTATATCCTTTGTCTGGTTCATACGCTTGAACGAATGTATCGCCATCCCAAGCGTAGTTAGCATGCACGCTGTCGTCAACACACCCTGTTGTCTGTTTCGTTGAACAACTACTGTATGTTAATTTCATCCAGTGCCACATAGCGCCAGTACCGGTAATTTCAACCTTCCCTGTAATTTTTGGAATATCGATTGTCGCAGAAATATAAGTCCGAACGCCATAAGATCCAGTAGAATACGTTACAACATCATGGGTAATATCGGTTCCGCCCATTTTTACCGTTAATGCCTTTAATTTATAATCCCCGCTCCGAGTAACTGTTGCGGTATAATGAGCATCAGCTTCCACGCTCGTTGCGTTATTCGAGGTCGTACAATTTGTCAAGTTATTTACTACATCATAATTGCTTAACGTATAACCATTTGCGGTAATATAAACATTAAATGTAACACTAGGGATATTGATCTTATTTCCGCTCACGTATTTGTTTGTAACATCAGTTCCGGTAGAACTTCCTTCGTGTACTGTAATTGTAACGGCATTATATCCGCTAGTGGGAGTTACCGTGCATTCGTAGCTAGATCCCCTTTTAATAACACTTGTCGTATTGGATAGGGTTACCCCACGAGTTGTTGCAACAATCTGGAAAGTTTGGTATACATTTACGGTAATTACAACATTATCCGTAACTTTGTTAATCGTAACTTTCTTTCCGCTCAACGCCGTCGATGTAATGTCCCTTCCTCCCATCTTTACAGTTGCCGATTCAAATCCATAATTTGCGTATGAGATTTGAATAGTGGCTGAGTACGATTCACCCGAATTTACAGTAGTAGTCTTACTTGGAATACTGCTTTCACTATAATTTGTCGTGATGGTATATTTTTTCAATTCATTAAATTTCGCAGTCAAAGTAATATTGCTTGTTACCTTATCAGTCTTAAAATTCCATTTTGAATTTCCGTTATACCATCCATCAAATATATATCCGTCTTTGGTTGGGGTGGCCGGTTCACTTGCGTACCCTCCGGCAGCAACGGTCTGGCTGGGAATTCCACTTACCCCGCTAAAACTTACGGTGTAAGTAGTCTCTCGCACACCATTTGCGGTAATCGCAACATTTCCTGTTACTTTGCTGATTGTCACCTTATTACCACTCACAGAGCTTGTTGTAATGTCCGTTCCGCCCATCTTAACAATAAAACTAACAGAAGAATATCCGGAATTTGGCGTATATGTTGCAGTGAACGAATCATTTTTATTCACTGCTGAAATGTTTGATGAACTGGTACAATTTGTGCATGATTGCGTAATACCATACGTTTCTGGTGTACTTCCACCATCAACCAAACTTTCCAACCGTTTTACTTTTGCTTGCAGAGTTCCAATATCATTTTCGTAGCTGGAATAATTTACTCCTGTTGAGCTCGATTCTTTACTTACCCCTCGACGCACTATAATTTCTGTGCACCAAATTCCAAGAGTATTTCCGTCGGAATCATACAAAATCGGCTGGACCAGTGCCATTCCACTTTTAGCGCTAATGTCTTCGATTAACCGGATCGTAACGGTATTGCCACTAATTTCATAAGCTGAACTGCCATCTGGCAACTGCGAATAAACGCCACTTGTTTTGTCTGCTTTTTCATAAGCAATCCGTAAGCTAACACCTGACGGAATTTCATAACTCAATCCGTCAGCGTATAATCGGTAACAAATCGCCCGCGAATTAGCATCTCCCTGCATGCAAGCCCAGGTAGGTGGAACTTCCAGCCGTACAAGATCAACATTAAACGTTTTCGTAACAACCATTTAACCACCCCACTTTCCAACACCAATGATTGCTTCTGTAATTGTCTTTTCCGGCTCACCAACGCCAATTTCGGTATAATACCGTCCAATCGGATTATATACAGTTTTTGTTACTCGCACCTTCTGGTCAGTACCGGTATAAATACTCTTCGCTCTTACCCGATCCCCAAGACGCAATGTTTTTGCTTCTTCACTATCTGGGTCTAACACAACAGTAAAATTGATCGTGTTTTCTACCGCATCTTTTTGCAGTGGTGTCATTACTTTTCGTGCATAAGCATAAAGTTTATCTCCGTCAGGCTTAGAATCAAAAGCATCAGAAGCATCAATAATCATCGGTTTCGAGTAATCATATTTTGTATTGATAACCGCTTCATCCATATGGTCCACATATACTTTTTTGTCATACCCGCTGGTAGAGCTGTCTATCCGCGTACCAACTGTGTCGCTGGTTCCAAGCCAATACCCATCTTTCCAATCACCGGTCAATGGTATCTCTTCGCCAGTCGTTCCGTTGCCTTTATATAGTTTTACGCTGTCGGTGTTCACCTGATCTGTATTCGTGCTGATTGCAACGTTCAGATTTTTGGTTGGTGTAAATGTCAAAACCTGATACCCATAACCAATCGTAGCGATTCGTTCACCCGTTGCCCATTCCGCACCACTATCCAAATCAAGCTGCACCAAAACACTATCCTGTGCATCCCAGCCACCGGTAATCACAGTATATTGCTGCCCAGCAACCAACTGCGGTGTTCCGATCCATTTACCGCTATGATGGTATTTGTACCCATACCAATAAGCAAAACCACCGGTAAAATAATCACTTAATTTTGCTGTATCTTTTACGTCCACAGCATTGCGTCGGTCATCAAATACAAAATCCGTATCACTGCCCATTTGCCGGTAAACAAGCAATTTCTCATTGTCCCAGTCAAATTCGAGTCCGTCATACAAATCCATCAATCCAGTATCGGTATCATACAAGATATTGTATAGGGATTTTGTGAATGTATGCAAAAACTCTTTGCCATCCTGGTAATTACTTAAATCGCTCATTACTTCATAGCTAAAAGCATTTCGCCTGGTTCCTGGTAACGTGCTGGCGGCAATGTTAATCAGCGCCTGTGTCAAGCCGTAAGTTGAACCTTGCAGCCGCTCTACACCGGTCCCTTCAATCGCCAGGGATTCTTTGTCGTAACCAATATGGGTGCATCGTACCGAGACAAGCTCCCCTTCGGCTTTTGATTTTTCTGCAATCCGGAATTTTTGCAGCGTTCCGCCATAATATGGCTCCGCAACAATAATCGACCGGAATTTCAATTCATCAAATAGCTCTCCATTATAAGGGTAATCAAACGTCAACTCGTAAGTTCCACCACGCTTATCCTTATAATTCAACTCTCTCGTTACTCGCACATTAATGGCATCGCTCAATACGCCGTTTGCATTATTGGCTACAAATTCCTTATCGGTATCTCCGTCCAGGTAAATTTTAAGCATCATAGCCGCCACCACCTCGGTATTACTTCCATTTTGCTAATACCCAACTGCTCAGTTCCATCTTTTTCAAATCGGAAACTATTCTCACCCTTTCCAAAAAACGGAAATGTTGTAGCAGTTGTTCTCGTGTTCAGCCACTGTTTTTCGCCATACAACCACTGGTACATTGTTTCTTTTTCGCAGTCAATCTCAATCCAATCGTTGGCAATATCTCGCAACGTAATGTCAAAATCGCTCTGGAGGTTATTTGCCGTCCATTTCAAAATCGCATTACCGCCGCCGGTTGAATAAAGTCGGATAATTGGCTTTGCTGGGTATGGCGTCGGATTATAAAAACGATATTCAATCGCTTCGTTATCCCTTACATCATAGCTAATCGTCTTTTCGCCAATTTTCAGATATCGTTCCGGCTTACAGTCAAATGTCAACGTTGCCCTTGCACCATGGTCTAAAATATTCGTGATATTCCCGGACTCGTTAAACATTGCCATTCGGTAATGCTCCGGATCATAGCTGTCTTCCAGCCGGCAATATCCAGTCCCTGCATGGCAGAAATCGGAAATCCGGTCTGCGAGTTCCCAAAATCTATATTTTTTATCGGCAACAGCCACGTCATAATTTCGCTCAACGTTCCCGAAAGAATCATAAGCGTACGTAACAATATCTCCATTACGTCCGGTAACGTGCGTTTTGCCATAATCTCTTTGGGGCATACTGGTATCTGGGAAATGCTCCACAACAATCCCATAATCGGCGCTGCTCACACCGTTAAAAACAATCACTCCCATTGTGGAGCACTCCTTTCATTTATCCTCTGCTGGTATCTCGTCCAATCTGCCGCACAATCTTGCTTACCGCCTTATTGGCAACAGCTTCCGGGTCCGGATTGGTAATGTCAAACTTGTTATTCATTGTAACCGGCGGGTTATCGCGCAGTGCCTTCAACTCATTCGCTACCTTTTCCAATCCATTTTGATTTTCATTAGCCTTCTTGGCGTCCATACTGGCAGCCGCAGAACTTACATAAGCATAAGCGGTATCAAGCCGCAAACCCGTATTCATTCCGGTCGTCATGCCGTTCAACTGTGCAACACCATTTTTTACAGCATCCAAGTCCACAATTGGGCGGATAATCGGTGTCAGATCAATTCCGTCAAACATCCCTCGGATTCCATAAATACTATTTTGTGCAGCATTTACAGTTTCACTCGCGGTTCGTTTAGCAGCTTCTTTTGCCACTCGCCCATACTTCAGTATGCCTTCTGCCAGTCCTTTATCGGTTTGCATACCAATCCAGGCAAATTTTTTACTGGGGCTGTGTACATCAAGGGTATCACAAGCCGCACGGTATGCTTCCAAAGCAATGTTACTTGCTGCCGTAATAGCATCCATCTTGGCATCTTTCATACCTTTAACAAATCCAGCAATCACATAGCTGCCAGCATTTGCAAAATCGTCATACCGATTACTCATAGCAGTAATCATCTCATCGCAAACACTGCTGATGTATTTGCCAAAGTCTTCTTTACGGCTATTCAAATATTCAATGGCCGCATTCAACATCCCTTCAAAAGCCTGAATCACAACCGTCTGGTCTGTACCAATTTGTGTTGCCATATCTCCAATAATGTTGGTAATCGTCTGCTGTGCAGTCAATGTAACATTAGGCGCTTTATTTGTAATCCCAAGCATCAGCCTGTCAATCATCGTTTCGCCGGTCTTTTGCATGTTGGAATAAAGCAACTCCAGATTGTTGTACATGCTGTCATCAACGCTGAACAAATCTTGCATAGCTTGGCCCATGGTCCAAAGCTGACTTACATTTTTGCCGTCCAACAGGTCAACAATGTCAACAAGTCCTTTTATGCCGTTTATTGCAAACATCAACTTTTTGGGGTCCATGTTACAAATGTTATTATAATATATTTTAAAATTTGCACCAAAATCGGCCAAGTTCTTGCCAAATGTTCCGATGTTGTTATCACCGCTAAACAAACTAACCAATCCGCCAGAATTGGGAATTGCATTTGAAAGTTCAATAATAGTATTTGCCGCAGCACTAGACCCAGCCAAACGGTCTTCAGTAATTCCTTCAATATAACTAGCATATTGAGCAAAATTCTCGCCAAATATCGCCAACTGTGAACCAAAAGTATCAAGATTCTGATTACCAACGAGTGACTGCAAAAAGCCACCACTTCTATTTATAGCATCAGCAAAATCAGTAATGGTCTTTGCCGCCGCACTTGTCGCAGTAACAACCTCCGTATCAATTCCGGCTACGGATTCTGCATAGGTTGCAAAATATCCACCAAAACTCGCTAGCCCTTGCCCGAAGCTATCCAGGTTTTTAGAGCCGAAAAATTCTTGCAGCATTCCTCCGGTAGCTGGTATCTTCGTAGCAAACTCTGCTACAGTGTCCATAGCATCGGTCAGTTTCGTTACCTTATTTACGTCGGTAATGCTCACGCTCTTCATGTTCGTACTAAGGGCATCGAAGCCAAGGCTAATCTGGTTCAAAGCATCTTTAAACCATTCATATCCATTTTGATTGTTCAGCCCGCTCAATGCATTGCCGATCTGAGCCGCTCCCAACGTGGTAACTAAATCGACCAAATTTTTAACGCCATCGATTTTACTGCTGTCCACTTTGTCCAGCATATCAATAAAATTCGCAGAGTTTTTGGCAAAAGCACTCAGGTTTTCACCAATTCGGCCAAATCCATCCGTCAGTCCGGCACTGAAATTACCAATAAAACCACCAATAGCAGAACCAAGATGGTCCATAAAATTGACAAAGCGGTCCATATTGGCCCCATCTTCGTCCACATATTGCAGAACAAAGCCAATACCTTCCATCGCTCCAGCCATAACGGTCATAAACGCGGTCATATTTGCAGCGGCATTAAGAGCACCAGTAAATGGAATATTATTCAGTATTACCATTGCACCACTCATTGCAAGCAATAGCAAACTTAAACTCTCAGCAATCGGTAATAATCGACTGGTATTTTTAATTTTGTCTTGCATAACATAGAGTAAATATCCCAGCGCCGCAACAGCAGCAGTAATCAACACAAGTCCAGCTTTTGATTTTCCCGCAAACTGGCTCATGCCCATCACAATACCAAGGCAAACCATTAGCTTACTCAAAGCATTAGTTGCATTATCCAGCTCTTCAGAATCCATCAAACTCATCGCAAACATTACTGCCGCAATTCCGGCAACAACAACGCCGATAGATAGGATTACTTTCTCACTTCCCTTTGCAAACTGACTCACAGCCATCATGCCACTTAATAGTCCAGTAATAACTGTCAAACAAGCAAGTGCGTTTCCAAGTTTGCTTTGATCGAGCGCAGTCAATATTGCTACTGATCCAGCTACCAAAAGTAAACTGGCACTCATCGCGGCAATACCACCGCCGGCTTTAAGCATATTATCCCCGGCGAATTTACTAAAATACATAAAGGCATCAAACAAACCGCTTACTGCTGCAACAAATGCCGTTCCAATCACAACATCTTCTGGATTCAATTCGCTCAACTGCCGGAATGCTTCCAAAATAACCAATAGACTGGCACTCATCATCAAAATTGCAGCGCCACCTTTACTCGCATTCGGACCAACTTTTCCACTAGCGGCCATTAAACCCGCAAAAGTTCCAAATACAATAACAAAACTTGAAAGATTTTCTTTAATACTTGTTAAATCAAGAGCAGCAATCTCTTCAAACAAACTAATGAAATATTTTAATCCAAAAGAAAGAGCCAAAATGCTTAAAGCTCCGCCAACACTTCCTTTTCCAGCCAAACTTGCTGTAATGGCAAGCGTACCCATTAAAAGCGCTATTTTCTTTATACTATTCGTTAGATCGTCGATATTATATTTTTCCAAACCATTTAAGCTACTTAGCACAATTTTAAGTGCCAACGCAGTTGCAATTAACTGGAGCGCCGTTCCGGTACTTCCTGCACCAATAAATTTATTTATAGAATTTAGTCCAGCCATAAACGCTACTAAAGCCCCAGAAATAGCACCAAGTACAGATATTCGTTTTAATAGGGTTTCACCTTCTAAACCTTCTAAATCTTTTAAGGCTTTAACAATCATTAAAACGGATGCGCTCAAAGCAACAACGGTTAAACCGAACCCTTTCGGATTTGCAATTCTTCCCGTTTTTTCCAAAATTCCCATTGTTGCAATAAGTGCGGTCAATCCAAGAGCCAAACTGCTTAAAGCCGAAACAGATGTAAGTAATTTATTTTGGTCAACAAACGTCAACGCAATCAAACTGCCTGCTAAAATTGCAATAGCGCCAGCGATCTTTAACAGGTTTCCTGCCATTATTTGCTTTTGGTATGCTACAAGCACATTTTTAAATTCCCGCAAAACACCAATAGCAGTATCTTTAACGCTATCAGTTGCCTTACCTACTTTACCAAATACAATGCTCAAGTCGTACAATGTTTTCAGCACACCACCGCTTACCAAAATTCCAATAAATTTAGTAAGCCCAAATTTGCTAATTTTTGTATTTGCGGTGCTAAAAAGTCCGCCTAAAAACTCGTCTGCCGCTTTTTTAGCTTCTTCAAATTTGTTTTTTGCCAGTCCGATCGTGTTATCAATATTTGTTTTAAATCCGGTTAAATTTCCAGTAAATTGTTCCCATTTCTGATTTAAAGTATCAAGGGCCTGTCCGCCGCTAATTTTTAAATTCTCAAACAGCTGAATAATATCGTCAAAAGTAATTCCGTCAGTGCTTGTCAATTTTTCAAAAAATTCTTCTAATGCCGGGCTAAACTCGTCGATCAGCTCTTTTCCAGTTTTTAGCCCTTCCTGGAATATTTCACTTAACTTTTTAAATCCATTTTGAACGGTGGGCAGCTCTTTAAAACTGTTAAACCATTTCTTTCCAGTCTCAACGGCAAGTCTCAGAATATTTCGTACTGCATTAATGCTTTTTTGCAAAACTTGGTGTTCTGTCGCCAAGCTTTTCACCTTGGTAATACCATTTACCAAAAAGCCCGTACCCTTATCAATCACCGCATTCAGTTTAGTATTGGTATTCAGCCACTCCCGCAGCCCAACAATGTGGTTCCCAATATTGCTGGTGTAATCCAACATATTCAGATTCACATCGCCAATCAAAGCGTTCAAGACTTTAAGCCCGCTTTTTGTTAATTTAGTTACCGCATCCTTTACAATACCCAAAACACTGGATAACCCTTTTAGGGTCTGCTTCAATTTATCAGCATTATCATCGCTTAAAACCAGCTTTTCGCTCAGCTTCTCAATTCGCTGCATAAGTTTATAAACTTGGTCGGCGGTAACCGGCGGGAACACATCATCCCAACTTCCCTTTACAATGTCCATCTGCTGCTTTACCATCTGCAACGCATTAGCAGCACTCTGGATCATCAGTTCCCGTCCGCTCGGTCTGTCAAGTTCAGCTATCAACTCGTTTAGCGGCGTTCCGGTCTCTTCAGCCTGCTTTGCCAATTCCTGCAAAGCTTTCGACTGCTCATCAGTAACGCCAACGGCTTTTAACTGCTCTTCAGTCAAGTCTTCAACGGTCAACTTGGTTCCAGCTAAAACTTTATTTACCATTCCCTGGATTTGGGCGTAGTCGTATCCGGCTTCTTCCAGCGCCTTCTTTCGGGCAGCACCGTTTCCGTAGTTGCCTTTAATAACCTTTGTTGCCAAATCGTTAAATTCGGCCAGTTTATCATTTACACTTTCTGTGCTTGTAACAACCTCGCCATTATATTTAGCCAACGTCTCCTTGACCAAATCAACGGTAAGCCATCCTTTTTTTAGTGTTGCCTGAAAGTCTCCCTCCTGGGCAATCATTTCATCAATCGCAACACCGTGTGCTTTTGCGGTTTGGGTTACAGCCTCACGGAACGCATCTCCGCCAATTCCATTTTGAAATAATTTACTCCAGGCCGTTTCATCAATCGATGCCGTATTAGCGGCAAAAACTTCTTCCAAAAAGTTATTTCGGTCTTCCGCTCCGCCAGCAAAAATATCATAAAGATCATTTGCTAAATCGGTCCACATATTCTTGGCTTCTTCATAATTACCAAAAATAATTTCAAACGTATTGGCCCATCCGGTGCTCACTGCATCCTTCACGGAATTAATCGCATCCGTAAACGTCTTTGCTTCCTGTGCTGCCTTAAAAGCTCGCTCACCAAGGTTCATGGTTTCGCCATTTACCTGCTCCATTGCCTGCGCACAGGTCAATCCCTTTTCGGTAGCAACAGTATAAACTTGATCAGCATATTCTCCGTATTTATTTAACGTTTTCAGCAGTACGTCACTTGTAAACCAGGCTTCAGACAAAGTGGAGGCGAAATTCTCAACCGTAACAGCGGTACCATTTGCTGTTTTGCCCTGTGCATTCAATTCGCCAAGAGCTTTTGCGGTCTCAATCGCCGTTTCCTTAAATTCCTTGGTGGCCATGTTAGCATTGGCCGACGGCGGCG